ACTGTCTATCTTCTACTCTCAAACGTGAATACTTGTCAACGATAAAATACTCTCACCTGTGAATATCCTCCCAAACTACTGAGCGAGTAGCTAACATCATCTTCTCGACTGTGAACATATTCTTGTGCTAGCATCCTTTCTATGCTTACTGAGATTAAGATCACCGCCGACTGGAAGCGATTCCGCTGTGATTGTGGTTACGAGTTCTTCTCGAAGACAATGCCGCGCTACTGCCCTAGTAATGCCTGCCGCAAGGTCTCAGTGCTCACTCGCAAACTTAAGCCACCTACCAGCGACTCAACCCCAAATCAAGCTCCAATCGACTCCCACCACATCTAGCATTGACTTTACAGCCCACACGCATCTAATCTGCCTTAAATGCCTTGCGTATCCATCACGCCTCAAAAACTTCAATCCCACCCACTCCCTCGTTCCCGCAATCTCATCATCCATGACCTCACCAAACCCAACGTAATCCGCCCTTCCTTAATGCCCAACCAAGCCAAAGCCGAAAACTACGGCCAAATGGCAGTGCTCGAGTCTTTGGCGCGTCGGATAAACATGCGGTTGGATGTTGAAATCTCCTCAAACTGTTCTGGACAAAGAGCTTACAAGCGCCTACGATGTGCGTCTGTGCTGTGCTCTGCTCCCAACGCAGAGCAAGCAGAGCTGTTCATCCAAGCGATCCATGCCTTTGCAGCGACCCTCAACGGTAAGTGGTTAGCACCATTGCCAGAGATTAGCACCGAATTAGCACCGAATCCGCCGGCCGAGCGTTGAACGGGTAGCACATGCGGTAGCAGTCGTCTATATCTATATGAAACTAAAGTAACTGGTGCGGAAGGGGGAATTTGAACCGACCAGGAGACCCCCACTCCGGGTCCAAAACGACCCGGCACGGGTGAGATCGGCGCATAACCGCTGCTGTTGATGGCGGGGCAAAAAAAATTTGGAAATATTGTGCACGACGTACACTTGTGCTTGACGTACACTTGTGCACGGTGTATACGGTTGTGCATGGCAGACATAGTTGTTCGTAATCTCCCGGATTTGATAGTACGGAGGATACGGGCAGAATGTGCCATAAAGGGGATTACGCTGAGGGAGTGGTTGTTGCCGGTTTTGGAGGCTGAGATTCTAAAGTTGGAAACTGAGCGAGAAGAATTCGAGAAGCCGTGAGCAAAAAGCCGAAGTACCTAAAGATCGAAATTCACCCATTAAACCATAACTCCCTTTGCGGCTACTTGGTCGTAGGCGATATTCCAGAATCGAAGGAATGGGGGAGACAACTGTTTTTGGAGCGTCCTGAATCGGGCGCCCTACAGAGGCCGCGCAAGCAGAAGAAAATTATCGCGCCAGCAACAATCACGTCGTAGACTGAGAAAGAGGCACTATGGCAGACACACCCGCAACATTCCCCGGCCCACCTTGGGCAACTAGGGTGGAACTCCTACTGCAAAAACTGGTGAATCAGGGCGAGACCGCGAGCTTTGAGCGGAAAAAGCTGTACCTCGTCCTCGTCAACCTACTCGCCACTCTCGGTGCCCAAGGGACCATTGAGCAAGAGCAGTTAACTGCCTTGCAGCAACTCGTTGGCCCCGAAGACTTGCAATTAAACGCGCTCCTGCAGCAGGTTATCGCCTTGCTGACCCCAGCGCCTCCCCCACCCCCTGGACCGGCAGTTAGCTTCCAGATAACCGTAGTCGAAGAGGAGAATTCAATGGCAAAAGCAGCAGCAACCCACAAGTTGAAAGTAAGTATCCTTGGCAACGGAACCGCCGTCGCTACCATCAGCGGAATTGCAGACGCTTCCGGCTTGCCTACCACGTTCGAGGCTGGTTCGACGGCTGTCTGGGTGTGCGAGGCAACTGTCGGCGCGGGACAAGACCCCGGAATCGTGCTGACCCCATCGGTCGATGCCAACGGTCTGCCGACTGGTTGCGGTATCGCTCCGAGCGTTCCTCCGGTGCTTGTGTCGGGCGACACGCTCACCTGTACCGTCACCCAGCCGACCACGGGCGCGATGACGCCGCAGACTTACAACCCGGTCAATGTCGTGGCTGGACCGGCCAACACGTTCGTCATCTCGGTGCAGTAGTTTCTCTCCTTGGGGCTAGGCTAGGGGCTGCAAGAGATTGCGGCCCCATTTTTACAATATTGGACGGAGGACAAATGGCTGACCCAATGATAGGAAACAGGGCAACCGAGCAGGGACAATTTGAGGAAGGGGCGGATTTTAAGGGAATCAACGTCTCAACCCTCCCAGCCAGCGGGCCAGTGCTCGAAGTAGAGATTAAACGCTCGGGAGATGGTTTTGAGCTTAAACAGGAACGCCCGTCCAATATTGGACGCTCTCTTGAACTCCGCCACTCCGATGCCGATCTGTTAGCTGCGCAACTCTTAGAAGACCCGGAAACAACCGCCTTTTCTATTCCGAATGTCGGGAAAATCGAAACTTCACCATCCCGCATCTCCCAAGCTATTTCCAGAAACCAGAACCGTGAGCAACTGATCTGGTTTGGCATTGATTCCACCAACCTGAGTGCAGCCCTTGGGGATCGCATCATTGTGAGACGAGACCTTTTGGAATCCGAGTATATCTGCCGTACCTGCAAAGGGAAGGGACACAGCGATGAAGTTTGCATCCAGTGTGAAGGCAAGCAGCAACGCGAAGGGCAACTGTGCAAATCCTGCCTTGTCCTTGGATTTGAGGCGGAGAAACCGCATCCTTCTGGATTCGTTAAATGCTCTGCCTGCCAAGGAGCAGGATGGAGAAACGGCATCATCATCCCGGAAGTCGCACAGGGGAAGCCGGTCACCGGAGTCGTGGTTTCTCTGGGTCCAGAAACTCGACTGCTGAAACTCGGCGACCGTGTACTGCACTCGAAGTACGCCGGTCACACTTTAGAAATGAAGCAGGAAACCTACACCTATATGCGCGAGTGTGAGGTCATTAGTCTTCTAAGGGATTTGGCATGAGCCAGACGAAGATCAAACGGCGCATCACGACTTTTGAGGCAGTCGAGTTCTCTACGGAAACGTGGACAGAACATGGAGAGCGCGTCTATAAAACCTTACGAGTCACCATGAAACCTCAATTCGGAATTCCGATTGTAAAAGTCTTGCAGTGCGATCCACAGACAGGGATCACGGAAGAATGGATCGAGGACACTATTGTTGGCTGTTTTGATGCATTGGAGCGTGATTACCCAACCGATGACTTCAAATTGATCGTGCATCGTACCAACGATGTCAGCATTGAGTATTGTGGGCCAAAGGGAACACGAGATATGGTGACGGTGAACTGATGCGCCAATTTGAGATTGAAGCCCGCTCCGACTGGCAGCAGATTGCAATGGCAGTCACTTGTCCGCTATGCTTTGCCCAGAAGGGCGAACTCTGCATTGAAAAACTGGGTGGAACGAATAAGGCCAGAGCCGATTTCCATGCAGCCCGAAAATCCACAGCTCGTGTTGTCTGGGAACAAGGAGTAACCGATGCCGCCAACCGAAGCGCAGGAAACCGCGAAAACAATGAAACTGGCAGCGATGGATTGGGCTCTTTGCCCGCTGGACATCATCTGCCAGGAGTTGAAAGTAAAGCAGCGCTCTCTGTCGATCCGCCGCCTGACCCCGGTCTACCTCGACACATTGGAGGAGATCAAGAAGTCGTGGCGGGAAAAGATGCTGGCGACTCCGGGGACAAACGACATCCGAAAGCAGATTAACTACGGCCTGTCGATTGCCGTAAAGAAGTTGGTTGGCATTCTCTCTTCCTCGAAAACAGCGCACCGCGACATCATCTCTGCCGCTCGCTTGATCGCGCAGATGGATGGCCGGTTCATCGGAGCGATGGATGAGGAGAAAGGTGCGGCGAATCCCGACACGGAATCTCTAGCAACCGAACTGATCCAGATGATTAAGCGCACCCGAGAGACGGTGCAGTGACTCTCCCTGAAGGCTTGGAGCCAGTTCGTGATGTAGTTCTCGAAACCAAGCCGCAGACTTGGCAGGAGATCGTCATCCACGACTCCGATTCGGCTAAGGCCAAAAAAGCTGCGATGCGGTTAAACGCACTCGGCAGCCTGTTTTTCTTCTCCAAACACATTCTCGGGCATCACCGGCTTTCCAGAAACCTTCATGGCTATATGTGCCGCGAACTCGAACGCGACACGCTGCGCATGGTTATGGAGATTCCCAGGGATCATTTTAAAACTACAGTTGCCTCAGTCTCCGCACCAATGTGGTGGGCACTGCCTTTTCTAGCGCAAGACGAAGAACTGATGCTGCAACTTGGCTACTCGGAAGAGTGGATACGCTGGATGAAGCGGGCACACTATTCTTCGACTCGGACGTTGATTGCTTCGGAGACGATTGGCAACGCTCGTAAGATTGGAGTGAAGATCGACGGCCACTATTTGTCGAATGCCGGGTTCCGGTTTCTTTTCCCAGAGATCATCCCGAAAGATACGGCCCGCTGGAACCAGGATTCAATGACCCACAACCGACTCGATGGGGAGTACCACGGCGAAGGAACTTACGACTTCATCGGGGTCAAGGGAGCTTTGCAGTCGCGCCACTACAACCGGCAGGTAATTGACGATGCAGTAGGTGAAAAGGCCATCAATTCTGAAATCGTCATGGAGAACACGATTGACTGGGTAAAGAAACTCCCCGGCGCATTCGATTCCGACCCGCTGAGACCTCACGCCCTTGCCGACCAACTTTTCATTGGCAACCGCTGGTCGCACCGGGATTTGGGAACGTGGCTCCGCAAGAATGACTTGTCGCTACAGTTCATCACCCATTCTGCCGATGGCGGATGCGAGCGCGGGAAATGCACTATGCATCCAAAAGGCATTCCGATTTTCCCAGAAGAGTTTACGTTAGAGAAGCTGGCTGAGATAAAAGCGATTGAGGGAGCCTACAACTTCGCCGCGCAGTTTAGGAACGATCCCGTAGCTCCTGAAGCTGTTAGGTTCAAGGAAACGTGGCTTCGCCACTACTCGATTGACGCTTGGAAGGAACCAAAGAACTCCACTGAGATCAAGCCTGAAGACAGGATGCGAGTAGCAAACTGGGGGCAGTTGACCGACAAAAACCGCCTAGACGCCTTGGGCATCATTGAAGACAAGGCGGAGGCGATGGGAGCTACTCCTGAACGCTTAAAGAAAGCGATGATTCACGAAGTTAAGGAAGGAGAAGCCATTGGAGACATCAGGGCAGGAGAACTTGACCGTTTTGCGTTCATGGACCCTAACCATAGTGGAGAATTTGGTAGAAGTAGAAATGCCATTCTCGTCATCGGCGTCTATAACCGTCCTCCCGCACAGCGACGGATATATTTGCTGGACTGCTGGGCTAAAGCCTGCAATCACGAAGAGTGGCTGGATGCAGCTCTTTCTACGAAGGCTGGCAATCGCGGTCTTGTGGTTAAGTGGCGATGCCACTCTCTCTACATTGAATCCGAAGTTGCCGGACAACAGGGTTGGAAGTACGCCATTCAAGAACGAATGAAGAGGATGGGACTGGACGCCTGTTTCTCTGTCCGTGGTCTAAAGACCGACCGCTCGGAGAACGCGAAAACCAATCGCATCATCGGCATGGAGTCGATCTACGAGAATGGATTCTTCTGGGTGCGGAGGGTTGGCTGCGAAGAGTGGATGGACGAGTATTTGGAGTACCCGAACGGGGCAACGATAGATTTGCTTGACCTTACAGGCTATCTGCCGCAAACTTGGAGCGGAAGTTCCCGCGCTCAGGCCCGCGACTTCGTAGCCACGGAAATGAACCGCAGGAAACAACTTATGCAGAACGTCTCGATTGCAGGCTACTGATGCCCATACCGGCGGAAGTTCCGATCCCGTCTCTCTTCTCCGATGAGCGCGTAAAAGACATTGAAGGCTACTCAAAGGACCGCATCCAGTCTCTCGTGCGCGGCCTCCAGGGAATCCGAGAAGACAAGATCAACAAGTGGCGCAAGGTCTACAACGGCATCCCTCGTGAGAAAACCAAGTCGTTCCCGTGGCAGAACGCCTCAAACGTCGTCATCCAGCTTGTCGGCTCTTATGTCGATCAGCTTGTAGCGAAGATTGTGATGGGGTCGGTGGCGATGGAACCGCTCTACCGCGCCGATTTGGTCGGCATCTTCAATAAAGACGAGCGGGCGGAAGATCAGCGAGTAGCCGTCCAAGATTGGACAGCTTACCGAATGCTTGAACCTTCGCAGATTAACTATCTTCCAAAAGCCGTGATCTGGATCAGGAACATGGTCCGTTACGGTTTCGGCGCGATTAAAATCATCCCTGAAAAGGACATCGAGCAGGTAGTCGAAGAGGGCGGTAGTTTCCGCGAGTACGTACGGCACAACGGCCCTGTAGCCTATCCGATCATGTTTGAAGACTTCCTGATGCCGCCAACGACCATCGAGATTGAGCGAGCACCATTTGTCGCGCAACGCGCCCGCTGTGAACGGTTTGAGATTGAAGCTCTATTACACGATCCCAGTTACAACCGGGAACGGATTCGGGAAGCGCTGAAGTCTCCGACCCGCCAAGGTCCAGACAGAAACCAGCAGCAGATTGAGAACGAAACGGGAGCGAAAGTGGATACTGGCAACCCGGTAGTCGATCAATGGGACTTGTACGAATGCTACTTCCCGTACCACGTTGGCGGGAAAAAGTTCCAACTGGTAGAAACCTGCATTACCGACGACAATGCTGAAAATCCGCGCTGGATTAAGGGCGTGTTCAACTGGCTCCCGAACAACGCGCTCCCTTATGTGGGGTCGCGTTTAGGCTCGGACGGTGAACGGGCCTACGGCTTTGGCTTCTGCGAGATGTTGAAAGACTACCAAGAGGAAGTTACCGCCATCCACAACCGCCGCGGCGATGCTTCAACTCTCGCTAACACGAACTTGATTCGTATTGACACCGGCCAGCAGATCGACACCCAGTTCTCGATTTTCCCGAATGCCACGATCCCAGCAGCAAAGGACGCCATCGAAGTCATTCCTTTAGGCAGGACAGCCATTGAGACCATCCACGACGAAGAAATGTCCCTCCAACTTGCTCAGGATCGAGCAGGGGTTGGCCCATCGTCTTCGGGTTCAGGCGGAGGCACAGTCAACAAAAAAGGGTCGTATTCTGCAATGGGCACCTTTGCCACTATGCAGGAAGGGAACACTCGGGCAAACCTCAATGTCACCGAGTTCCGGCAGTCCCATTATTGTTTTGGTAGACTTGCCCTGCTCTACGACGCTCACTTCGGTGTGGACGAGAAAGACATAAAGGCTCTTGGCAAGCAGTCCCAGTATCTCGAAAAGGCGCTAGAGAATGTCAAGAATGGCAGCATCATTCTTCCCATCCGTGCCGCTACCGGCTCGGTCAATTCGGAAATCGAAAAGCAGAACTTGATGCTTCTGTTGAACAACTGGCGGGCGCATGTGCAAATGGTCTCTCAACTGATGCAGCAAACTTCTAACCCGCTCGCTCCTCCCGAGTTCAAGGACTACCTGTTGAACGTCATTCTTTCGTCCAACGTGCTGATGACGAAGATTTGCCGTGACTTCAACGTGCCTGACCCGTCTTCGATCCTGCCTGAACCTTTGGGCATTCAGGACCAGACCGACGAGATTCAAGATCAGCATCGCAAGCAGCAGTTGCAGAAGGCGTTGCAGGCATCATTACCTGGTATCCAGAAACAACTCCAACAGCAACCGGGGAACGGGGCACAACCAGCAGCCCCTGCCCAACCAACTCCACCCGCGCCGAGTGAGGTTCCAATCCAGTGAACGACGACAATGAACTCAAGTCAAACGCTTGGAACGAAGCTATCAGTCCAAGATTGGAATCCTTGCGTGGCTGGTTTGGTGGAGATGAATGGAAAAAGGGGATACGGCAGTACCTGAATTTCATCATCGAGCAGAAGCGCAACGAACTAGAAAAGCCCGGTACTGTGCCAAACGATCAGTTCCTTAAAGGCCAAATCTGCGCTTTCAAGGAAGTCATGGCTATCCCGCTATTCATCGAGAAACAGATTGAGATGTCCGAGAAGAATAAGAAGGCTGCACCGACTGGCGATGCGGGATATTAAGTGGCTCCCTCCGGCTGGGGTCGCTTGTCGCCAATTTCTCCTTAATAGCCCGTTTGATCCACTTGCACATTGATAAATCTTCGCTGACAGCTTGTGCCATCACTATCTCATGCAAATCTGGCGGCAGCATAATGTGGACGTGTCCTGATCTCATACGCGAGAGTATCGCACAACCACATCGAAACAATCAATGGAAAGCCCCGCCGTGATAGTTCTATTTTCGGCTCATGGCAAACATCTTCGGCCAGACTGTCGATGCCGAGAAAATCATTGGCATGAAGCCGGAAGAGTTGAAAGCGAAGCTCGATTCCGCCGTGACCAAGGACGATCTCAAACTAGTCGGAGATCAGGTCGCATCATTTACGTCTGGGCTGAACGAGTTGAAGGAATCCCTGAAAGCGTTGACCACTCCACCTCCCGTCGACGTAGTTGAAGACCCCACCGACCCAACCACGCAAGTTCTGCTCGATCCCAAGAAGTTCGTCAACGATCAGACCAAGGGACTCCAGGAACAGCAACTTCAGACTCAGGCACAGCTTCAAGAGATGCGAGCGCGGCAAAACCCGGCGCTAGCTGGCGTGTTCCAGAAATACGGGACGGAAATGGTTGCTTTGGCCGAAAAGATGTCTGTGGCGCAACGGGCGCAGCCCGGTTTCTGGGAATGGCACGCGAGGACTTTTGTGGGCGACAAGGTAGTAACTGGGAAGCTGGACCGTGAATCCTACCCCTCGCTAATCGGTTCCTCGACCGTCAGCCCAAACTTGGACGGCAAAATTGACGATCCCAACAAGGGCTTCGAGGCCCCAGTAGCCGATTGGCTAAGGGACCGTCATGTTCCGCTCGAAAAAGCCGCGAGAATACATGAAATCATGGGTAAGAACGGCGATCCAATCACACTCGCCAACTACAAGGCCGGTAATGCCTAACGAACCGAAGCCCGGTGACGCTGAGTACGAATCGCTCAAGTCAAAGGTGGAAAATCTATCCCCTCAGAAGCCTCAGCAAGCTTATTCCGTCGATCAATTGGTGGCGGATGCCAAAGTCAACGTCGTGGCTGCTCCTCCTCCCGCCGAGAAAGCAAAGCCCAAGTCTGGGATGTTCAAAGGACAGGATGGGCGCGACTACTGGCGCTACGACTCGAATGGTGAGACCGTTGTGCTCCCAAAGAAGTTAGAGGACATGACGGAGCAGGATTTCTATAACCTGCCCATTTCGCTCTACGATTCGATGCCGGGTCGGGTTCCGCAAAACCTCACCGTCAAATTCCGCGATCCACAGTGGGCAGGCTACTGGTTCAACAAGAAGGCTGGCAGCGGAGCGCGTGTCTCAACCGCCCGCTCGCTTGGCTATCTTCCTGCCGTCCGTGAGGATGTAGAAGTCATGGATGCGGGGTTGGACAACACCAATGGCGCAATCGAGCAGCACGATCTCGTGCTGATGAAAATCCACAAGTACAAACTGTACTCGCAATATGCGGAGTGGATTGCCAAAGCCAAACTGCTCGGCGGAATCGCAAGCTACAAGAACCGTGCCGACGCTTTTGTGCAGCAAGCCGGAGGCGATCTTGACAAGGGCCAGTATTACCTGACGCCGCAGGCAAAGCAGGAATTTCAAGGGGTTGGCCCAGTAGTGAATTTGCCAACCGTAGCAACGACTTAGGAGAACCGAAATGGCTGCGAATTTAACGACACATCTTCCGATCATTGTGGTGCAAACCGTATCCGGCAATCAGGAAGAGATTTTCAATTACTTGGAAGGCGCGACTCAGACCTTCAACAACGGAACTCCGGTCGTAGTTTCTTCGGGTGCCGTCGTTGCCTCGACCTCGGCGCTGAGCACGACCAACCAGTTGGTCGGAATAGCTATGTACGCGGGCCACAACCTCGCTTCGGCTGGCAAGGGCGCTTCCCCGCTTTATGGTTCCATCGGTTTCCCTGGCGGCTCGCCCACGGTTGGCTCAGTCCCTAACCAGCCTTCAGCCGTAAACCTCCCGCATGGTGCGCCATTTGTTGACGGCTTGATGCCGGTACAGCTTGCCGTGGAAGATTCAATCTTCGAGGTACAAGTGGACAACTCGACTGGATCGAACTATACCGCCTCGACTTCGGACATTGGCAAGTATGCGACTTTGGTGACGGATTCAAACAACTGGTGGTATCTCGACCGGAACACGATTGCGACCAGTCCTGGAACTTTGGCTTGCGTGATTCTGTCGTTGAATCCGCAAGACTTGGTAGCCGGTTCAACTACAACCGAAGTACCAAACGGACGTCTAAGGATTCGCTTCCTGCCGGGAGCAAGCCAGTTGGTAGCGTAAACTTAATTAGTACGACTAACCGGTTTTACCGGTAAGTTGTTGGAGGGTAATCACTTGACGATGGTCAGAAATCAGTTCTTTCAGGCAATGTCGGTCGATGTAGCACACAACTTCATCGAGTTTCTCGATCTGCGCCAGAAGGCCGTGCAGTTCCGCTCGATCTTCAATGTGCATCCGTCAAAGAAGGCCTATGAAGACGCGGTGCATTATGCCGGGTTTGGTCCCGCGCAGCCAAAGAACGAAGGCGAAGCGGTTGTCTACGACAATCTGATTCAGGGTGGCACTCGCCGGTACGTTCACCAGACTTACGGCTTGGGCGTCAGAATGTCGTATGAACTGATGCAAGACGACCAGACGGGGATGATGGAGCAGTCGCCGAAGGGCTTGGTGCAGTCTCACATCTTCGCCCAAGAGCAGACTGGGGCCAACGTCTTCAATCTCGGCTTCTCTTCGACTGGAACGCTGACCGATGATGGCGTGTCGCTGTTTAACAACCAGCATCCGTTGCTGGGCGGGGTAGCGGCCACGAACATCGCTCCTGGAGTGGGATCGTTCTCGACGGCGGCAGGAACTTATCCGAACCGTCCGGCAGTGGACGCCGACCTGTCGTTCACGGCCTTGCAGTATGCAACCATGACCTTCCAGCGTATGCCAAACGCGAGAGGCTTGGTCGTGGCTGTTAGACCCAAGCATCTGCGAATTCCGCCCGAACTGGAGTTTATCGCCATCGAACTGCTGGGATCGGCAGGTAAGCCGTACACTTCGGACAATGAAGTGAACGCGCTCCTGGCTACAGGGTTGAGCTACGAGTTGAACTCGTACTTTACCTCACCGTCCGAATGGTTCCTGACGGGCAACAAGGATGAGCATCGCTTGATGTTCTTTGAACGGCAGTCGATTTACGGTGACTACGACCGCGACTTCGACCAGCAGGCGATGAAGTTCCTGGCGATTGCTCGGTACTCGGCTGGCGCGGATACATGGCTGAACACCTTCGGATCGCTCGGCCCGTAGTAGAATGCTCGTATGTGGGCAGCGAAACATATCGACTCGGGGGCGTGGTTCACTTGTATGCGCTCCGGCATCCGGTCGAATCTGGATGACATGATTTGGGAGCAAGGTCGCCTCATAGCGCCTGAGTTCTCAGACATTATCGCAGGCGGGGCATTTGGACTGCTGGGATCGCGGGACGCTGACATTGCACGACACATCCGGCAGGACATCAGCGACTTGCAGCCGCACCCGAAGTTAGCTATGGGGAATCTTCCCGACGACGAGGTTTATTTCGACTGATGCTGATTAAGCCCAAACCCGGAACCAGAGACCCAAACGCTGGCAAGAGCGTAGAGGAGTTGACCAACTACGACTTTAGCAGGCAGCCGGAGGGCATTCGCTTTCACCATCACTCGGAACTCTTGAGCCATTGCAAGGATAAAGACCCGGCCATGCCGCAGCAGGACGATG